AAGAGCTTCCAGCTTTTGCTGTGGATCGACTGCCATAAAAAATAAATAGTTACAGATATTATATTAAGTAGCTTCCAACGATGCAACTTTAGCTGATAGATCCTTTATAGCTTCTACCAATACACCTATTAATCCACTGTATTGTAAGGTTTTATTACCTTCAGAACCATGAACAAGTTCTGGAAATACTTTCTCTACATCTTGAGCTATTACACCCATTGAAGGTGATGTCGAATTTATAAGATTATATTTGTAACCTGTTATCTGTTGTATTTTTTCAAGTGTATTGGTTAAAGGTCGAATATCAGATTTCAAGGCAATATCAGAAGTTTCTGAAACTGTGCCTGTTACAGTTACTCCCGATGAAGTTGTCTTAAGCTTTTCTACGTTGTCGTGATATATCCTTACTTCTGAGTTTTCATCTGCTGCTATCATATTCTCATTATTAGCAGCATTATTGATCCTTAAAGCATTACTCGCTATCTGAAGTTGACCTGTTCCTGTGTCATTAATGATGCTATTAGAGCCATCGTGAAAAATTTGTAGATCTGAACTATTTCCAAAACGAGCTTTACCATTATCTTCTAAATAAAGATCAGCTTGATTGTCAATGTATATGTAATCATTAACGTATAACTGACCACTTACTAAAGCTCCATAGTTTGCTGTCTCAAACTTTTTACTGTGGTCGAAATATAAGCTTACTGCACCATTAGCATCTATATCTAAACAGTTTTCAATGCCAAGAGCATCATTAAAACGATACCCACTAGCTTGCATACTAATTAAACCAGTAGAATTATGAAATCTAGCATGACTTCCATCGTGATAAATTTGTAGGTCACTGCTATTTCCAAGTCTTAATCTTCCATTAGAAGAACTTGTACTATCCTCTAAATTTAGATTACCAAATATGCTACACCCTTCAGAATAAGTATGGAACTTTTTACTGTCATTATGATATAGCTCTACTGCTCCGTTCTCTATAAACTTAGCCATATGTTCAGTATTACCAGCATTGACTATTGAAAGAAAATTAGTTTGTAGTTTTAAATCACCTGTACCAGTATCAATAATTCTACTATGGCTTCCATCGTGAAAAATTTCCAAGTCATTGCCCGTTCCAAATCTTATCTTTTGATTATCAACCAGATCTACATTTGTAGTAAGATCTGCTCCTATTATCGTTCCATCTTTAATTCCTTTTGTAGTAATTTGTGTTAGTGCCATTTACTTTGCCTCCAATACTTCAATTCTACCAATAGCTTCTTGTAATGCAGCTACAAGTAAAGGCACAAGCTTGCCTTGATCTATTCCTTGTGGATCAATCGAACCATCTTCTTTTACGGCATCTTTTCCCCCAGAAATAGCTTCTGGTACAACAGATTGGACTTCATGTGCTAAGAATCCATCTTGTGTTAAATCTTTTTCAACTATAAAATTAAATCTTGATGGTTTTAATTGTTTTAATCTTGTAATTCCATCAGATATTGCAACTACATTTTCTTTCAATCTATAATCTGAACTTGTACTAAAAGTTGTATTACTATTTTGCGTAACTATTTTTCCAACAACTCCATTAGCATTTTTAAATTCAAACGCATTACGTTCACCTGATCCTGTTGAACTCATTTTTACTGTACCATCGGCTCTTAATTGAATACCATCTGTACCTGCTGCTGGTTCTCCAGTTTCACCTATACTTAAGTTCCCAGACGAACTTATACGCATGCGTTCTGTTACTCCACCACCATTAGGTCTTGTTGCAAAACGCATACAGTTAGCTGTATTACCTACAGTGCTGTTTTCTTTTACACAACTTATAGTGCCACCAAAAGTACCACCGCCACTGCCACTGCTACCATTATGATTTAGAAACATAATTCCAGTACCAGTGTTCTCAGCACCACTTGTTGCACCAGTTTGTATTGTTATTGTTTGGGTATCATCTATTGGTTGTACACCTGTGATAGTGTCTTTTATTGAAACTACAGATGGAGTCGAGGTCGTTCCAATTCCCACATGACCAGACGAATCTTGAAATAGCCCTGTAGTTAAGCTTGGATTACCTGTTATAACTTTAAAAGTTTGTCCGATAATATCTATAGGGGATCTTCCAGAAGTGTTTCTATTAAAAGAATTTAATTCATTAGTGCCAGAAGAATGACTAAATTCAAAACCTTCTGCACCGCTATTAGATACTACAAATTTAGTTGATGGGCTTGAAGTCCCAATACCAACCCTTCCAGATGAATCTATACGCATTTTTTCAGTGCCAGTTATTCCAAACCTATGATCAGCAGCATTAGTAAATAGGGGTACATAAGCATTATTCGCTCTATCATAATTAGTAAAATTATTTACTCCACTATCATTAGGTAACATTGCAAATTCAAAACCACCACCATCTGAAATTTTAAATTTAAAACTATTATCAACAGTAGTTCCTATAAGCACCCTTCCAGACGAATCTATACGCATACGTTCTGTTGCTGAAGTTAAAAAAGCAAATGCGTCATCACTATGGAGATAATTTATCTGACCTCTTCGATTTGCGTCACCACTTGTACCATCTCCAAAATGAATACGACTTGATGTGCTACCAAGAATAGTTATTCCTACGTTAGAATCAGAACTCGTTACTGTAAGATTGTCAGCAAAATTATCTGATGCACTAGGATTTGTAGTACCAATACCGACTCGGCCAGAGGAATCTATACGCATGCGTTCTGAGCTACCGATTGCAAATCTTATTTCAGATGCTCTTATTCCAAAACCTGTTAAAGCACTAGCTGCATCATTAAGAGTTTGGAAACCTGCAACACTTCCAATCTCTCCAATCCCACCACTATATACAATATTTTTATCTGTTCCTAAATTAATATGAAACACGCCTGCTTCACTTGTTGTACCTATACCAACCCGATTGTTAAAAGAGTCAACGTGTAAAGTATTGGTGTCAATAGTCAGATCACCAGTTGTAGTTATAGTTTGACTTCCAAAATCAGGAGAAATCTTTGTACCTGCTATCGCTGCACTTGCACTGATATCTTCATTTAAAATTGTTCCATTTAATATCTTTGCAGTCGTAACACTGTTATCTGCTGGTTCACTTACTCCCAAACTTTTAAATGTAAGAATAAAAAAGTCTGCTCCTGTTTCTGGTGCGTCACCCAAGATAATATCCGTTCCATCAACACTAAATCCTTCGCTAGGTTGACCTGTACCTGCTACTGGTTTCTGTATAACACCATTAATGCTTACCAATAACTGCTGTGCTGATACAGAAGGAGGAGAGGACAAGGTAAATCTAAATGCAGATCCATTGAATGTTGCACTACCACCACCTGTTCCAGAAGATGAACTTAATGTATTTATTGCAATATCACTACCACCACCAGCTATCTCCGCAACAGATCCATTATCCATTTTGGTAAACAATTTACCAACATCAGTTCTTATCGCAACTTCTCCTACAACAAGATCATTTGCAACTGGATCACTTCCTGATCCTCTCTTATGTTTAATTACATTAGCCATGAGCTATAACCTCCTATAGATTAATAGCTACCGCCATCTATGGTTATACCATCAAATGTTGTTAAATTAATAATAGAACCTCCTGTTATTGCAACATTATTAGCATTTTGAGTTGCCATAGTACCAAGTCCTAATGTAGTACGGGCAGCAGCAGCATCCGCATCATCTATCAAAGTTTTTGCATAGTTAGAAAAACCAAGATTAGTCAGTGCAGCAGTAGCAGAGGTAGCACCTGTACCACCATCTCCCAAAGCAAGCGTTCCAGTTATAGAGGTTGCATCAAGTTTTACGGCTATCTTTGCAGATTCAATAACAAGACCACCATTGGTTTTTAGATCAGCAGATAATGTATTACCAGATTTAGCGATACCATCACCAGCTATTATCTGACCAGCACCAGAAAATTGTGCAAATGTTAAATTATTTGTTCCAACAACAGCAGATCCAGTATCAGAAGTACAAGTAAATCCATTCTCAGCATTTACTGTTCCCTGTTCTACAAAAACAAAGGCACCAGCAGCGTTAGAACCAGTTGCCATATCTGTTGTTCTTGATGGTGCTCCCGAAGCATTTACGTTATAAATACCGTTTTGTGAAGCAGTGGTCTGATCTTTAATTAATATTCGATCTCCAGTTTGTAATGTTACTCCATCTATGGACTCACCATTAGCAAACGCACTGGATAATGTACCATTAGCAGTAGTTGTAGCAACAACAGAATCCTTTACTTTTAATCCTTGAGCAACACCATCTACATATCCCTTATTAGCAGCATCAGCATCACCTGTAGGATCTGCCAAGTTTGTAATCTTTTGTGAGTTAAATGATACTGCACCAGTAGGAGCAGCCATCTGAGACAAGGTGTTTGTTCTTACTCCAGTATCAAAATCACTGATTTTTGTATGAGCAAGGGAAGGAATATCATCACTTACTAAGACTCTGAATGTAGGAGCAGCATCACTTCCAGTAGTCGGTCCTGATAATACTTTATTAGCATTTTGTACTGTATCTTTATCAAAGAAACCACCTTTACCACCTATTTTTATAACACTGGTAGCTGAACCTCCAGCACCTCCAGTACCTTTACCAATAAAAAGGGTTTCAGTTCCTTCCGTAAAAGCTAATTCTGCATTAGCTAATGAAGTTGGTGCTGACGATCCAGTAGATCTTTTAATTCTTAAGGTGTTTGCCATGTTAGAAGTTTCCTCCGTCTACTAAATTTTCGATGGTGCGTGTTTGATCTGCCTTAAATGTACCAGCAGATGAGTCAAAGTAAACTATTGAATTATTTACTTTATTGTTGTCATTAAGATCTGTACTACTTGTGGCAAAAGATGGTCCTCTCGGACCTCTAGTAGCAATAGTTACTACATTAGTTTCACCATTAACTGTAACGGTATTTTTTTCCGTTGTAATGTTTACAGAAGTCATGCAGTTGTGTAACCTTCACTCATAAATATTGTACCTTCTAAATAATATTCTTTCACTCCTGCTGAATCAATTAATAACACATCATATTTTAATATGTCAGGAGTAAAGGTTGTAGTTTGTGCAACTGTTAAACCAATTAATACTGATCCAGCAACTCTATCTGTATATGCAACAGAAAAATCAGCAAATTTTGTAGTGCGTGTCTCCTCCCAAACTTGTGCTGCGACAGTAAAGCCTGTTAAATTTATTGGATCATTATTTGAGTCCTTAAATAAAAGGGGAATATTATGATCCGATCTCCTTTGGAGGGTGAAGTTATATGTACCTGGTTCGATTGCCATTAGCTGTGTGAAGATTCATAAGGTGATTTACCAAGCATATCAGTTTTCCATTGTGCTTTTAATGCAGCCTCATCTGTAGCTGCTTCTATAGCACTATCAGCAGGTGCATCCCTTAAAGCCTGTTTTTTGGCAACAATATCAGTTGTATTAGCTCCTGTCTCCAATGCTTTTTGAAACTCAATATCAAGTTCTGCAAGTTTATCTTCTCTTGCAAACCTAATATAAGCTTTATGAATTTTTTTAGCTTTCGCCATATCTATTTTAATAATACTCATTCACCAACTCCATCTGTAAGATTTGTTTCATCAACAACCCAAGCATCACGAAAACTACGATCTGTTGGAATATCAGAATCTTCTACTATCTTATATTTTTTTCCTGTTGGTACATCTTTTTTTGCAATCTCTTCAACAGTGAAGTTTTTTCCTGTTGCTAAATTAATCTCAGTTGTAATCGGATTTATAATAGCAGCAATACCATCTTCATTTAAATAAATAATTCTGCTCATCTTACCTCACTAACATCATTGTTACTGTTGAATTATAAGAGTTTAAATCATAGTAACGAGTTTTTGTCCTGCAATTGGTAGCACTAAAACCTATTAACTGTTGATTAGCAACTGCACTTCCAAGACTTGTACCACTTACAAAAGAATAATTGGCATCAGGCAATGTATTAGAAAAATTAAAAATTGAATCGCCAGTACCATTATCAGTAAGAGAACTAAGTCCTCCACTTCCTAAAACAGAATGAGAACTATTGTGTTGACACCAAATCCTTACTCCAAAAACTTTTTCTTCTGAACCATAGTTTGCATCTAAATTTATTTCATTAGCAAATAAAGCCATTATAAAACCTCCGTTAAATTAAATTTATACTTTTTCCCATTTCTTCTGTTAATCAAAAAAAGATCCTCTGCTCCTTCTTGTATAGTATAACTTCCGCAAGTTCCGTCAACGTCGTTAGATCTACCTTCGTTAGATAAATTTAAATCATTTGTATAAATATTTCTCCATCTTAAACTTGTGCTTCCTAAATCTTTTGTATTGTTTGCTGACGGTGTAAGAGTTCCAAGTCCAGCAATATCTGTTATTGTTCCTCCTAATGTTACAGATGTACTGCCAATCGTAATTGAACTTGATCCAGCTAATGCAATAGTTCCGTCAGCGTCAGGTAAAGTCAGTGTTCTATTAGAAGTTACCGATGCAGGAGCCTTTAATATTATGTAATTCGTTCCATTAGAACTCGCTTCACTAAATCTGATCTCATTTTCATTATTTAAAGTTATACCATTACCATCAAATGTAAGTTGTTCTGTACCACTTGAACTAAATCCCATCACATTTGCAGATTTCCTAAATAAACCTAAATCTGTATCTGTGTCAAAACTTAATCCTGGTGTTGATGCACTATTTGAGTCATCTATAAGAAGTTGACCTGTCATGGTTCCACCTGATTTAGATAATAAACCTAAATTTGCTTGATCAATATTTCCTATTTCTGTAAAACCACCATTGGAACTATTTCTGATTTTTAAAATTTTTGAGGTGGTATTTAAAAAAGGCATGCCAGCTACACACTGACTTGCAGTTAAATCAGTAGATTTAGAATTACTTGATTGGATAGCAGCAAAAACATTATTGAGATCAATTCTGACATTCGCCCCAGAAGCATTTTCGATTGTATAATTTGTTACGTCAGCCATAGTTAATAACTATTTTTCTCCATGTTACCCTCCTTTGCCGAAACCAACAGCACTGTAGGTAAAGTTCCTATCAATACTAGCACCACTCTCGTTTTTAAAGTGAACAGTAAAACCAGTTCCAGATATATTTGTAAGTTCATAAAACTCTTTAGTACCCATATTCTGAGGAGAAATATTAACAGAAGGTAAGAAATTATTTAGATTACCTAAAGCTGACGTTCCAACAAAGAATGGTGCTGTAAATGTTACTGCCTTTGCTCCTGCTCCAGACGCTATAACAGATGATTGTTCTGTTCTAGAAGGCATGGATGCTATATATCCAGCTTGCTGTAAACTCATATTTTGTGCTACATCTGCTGTATTTAAAGTAATTCTAAATTGAAATCCTCTGCCTTTAAATGTTCCATTAGCAAAATCATTGAAAGATGTATAAGTAGGAGAGCTAGAGGGATTATCTGTAGTAGTTCTAACAGCTATTTTAGCGTTGGCGTCATTTGCCACTGTTCCATCAAAATCTGTCCAAGTATCAATTAAATCTGTTCTATTATCAAATTGATCACCTACATAAAAACCAACCCCTTGAAAATGTCTTTTTAAAGTAAGAGAGAATATACCACCAAGATCAAGAGTTTCTACAAAGTCATAAGTACCACTATTATTTGCTGTAGGATCTGTAAGTTTTAGTCCACCAAGATTTGAATCAAATACAACATTAGACTTTGTTCCGTTAAAAGGTGTTGAATCTGTATCTTCTCTGTCATTTTTAACAACTATAGAATCAAGAATATCAACAATGGATAAAGATACACTAGCGGGATTAACGCTAAATCTACCTCCATCGTCTTGAAATTTTAAAAGATAAGTTCCTGGAAGAGCAGCACAGATTACATCTGTTGAATTACCAGCAACAGCCTCAACAATATCTTGTGCTGATTGAAAACTAGCAGATCCACCTATTTGATTAGTATGCCTTACATAAACACGACCACCGTGAAGTACATCTATTGCTACTGCTTGCTTAAATTTAAGTCTGACAAATTGTTCATTAATAGGTTCAATAGTTAAATCAGAAACATCTTCTGGTAATGCTGTTTTACCTTTTGCTATAAATGTTGTAGTAGTGAAATTAGTAGATAATTGTAAAGATAAATTATATGAAAATACTTCGATAGTATATTCACCTTTTTTAGTATCTAAAAGCTCAAAATCACTACTAAATACAATTTGTGAAACATAGTTATTATTTTCAAATTTATAATTTACTAAATACTGAGTTACTCCTTGAACAGGTTGCCAATCAATAATTAACTTACTTCGAGCAATATTATTTATAACAATAGTTTTTTCCGTGACAGTAAGGTTACTAGGAGAAGGAACTGGTGCATTAAGTAATGAAATGTTTCGTGTTGGTAAGGCAACTCCATTTTCTATAAAATTATACTTACCCTCAACATAAGTTAAAGCTGTAATTACATAATTAACTTCATCTTGCTCTTCAACTTGAATGACTCTAAATAGTTGTGTTTGAAGTGTTGTGCTTGAAATAACATAAGGTGAATTTGTATTAGGTGCTGAAGAAAAAGCATTTACTGTTAAAACTGCACCATTTATATCTGTAATTGATTTCGTTTCAACTGTCCCGTCAGACAAAATAACACTAATAGTTGGATTATCTCCCAAAGCAGGTATATTAGTTTCCGTTACTGCATCAATAGTTATAGATGTTGTTGAAGCAGCTACAATACGACCACCTCTTCTAGCTCCTGCTCTAACTGGATCGTTGACTTCGATTACAGATCCAGGTCTAACAACAATACCAGAATCTATAGAAGTGCTAAAAGTAATTGTCTCAGATTCATTTTGCTCAGCGAAAAGTATTGCACGACCTAATCTTGCAGCTTGATTACGAGATGTACAAGCAAAGGCTTTGACTTGTTTTACTATTGCTCCAAATTTAGATATAGCTGTATCATCCTCTACAACTTCAAAGTCAACTTCCTTTGAGTCCATGTTGAAATAGCTGACAGATATAACAGTATGTCTAGTTTTTAAACTGCTACCTGAGTAATTAAAACCACCTTCTCCTACGTTTGCCAAGTTAAATAAATAACTGGCTGTTGTAGGTTTATCCTGAGATATTGTTATACCACCAGCGGACCATATAGGCATACATCTCATCACACCTGCCAATTCATTTATTGCTGCAAATGCTTCTTTTGGACTTTGTATATTTACATTGCAACTAAATCTAGCTTCTTTCGCTCCTGATCCTGTGCCATCGTCCACTTCTTCATTAGCAAACTTACTTGCTGCTACAAAACTAAATAAATCTAAATTATTATCTGTAATATGATTTCCTAATCCATAACGAGTATTAGTAAGCAAATCAAGTAAACACATAGAAGGGCAGTTAGTGTAAGTTGCTGCACCCATAACTCCATTAAAGATGTAACCACTTGGATAAATTATTCTGCCTGTTTCATTGTCAACAGTAGGAGTACCAGAATTAGAAGCACCTGCTCCTGGTATTCTTACTTTTATACCTCTTATACGATATTTTCTTGTAGGAATACGATTAAATTGTTTACTATCAAGCCTTAAAGCAACATAAGCACTATTTGGATAAGAGGAATTGTTATCTATAACTTCTTGAAGGCTTGTAAATTGAAAAGCATTTACTCTATTATCAGTTGTGCTATCTGCTGTAACACGCACTACTCTTATATCAACAGGAAAATCACCAGTAATATTTATTCTATGATCTCTTGCATAGGCATCTGCTGTTCTGCCACTAACAGAACTTGAAATAATATCATTAAAACCACCAGAATTATATTGAACTTGAATCTTATAAGCTACTGTATCACCTACTATATCTCCGTCATCTTCTGCTACTTGTATTTGAGGCCAAGTTAAAGTAACAATAACAGCATCAACATCTGTGTTCGTAACTTGTCTTGTCACAGGATTAGAAGTAGTTACAACAACAGACACACCAGTAGGGGATCTGCTTTCGGCAGGGATACCACTCATGGCAGTTTGATTTGACGTTCCAAATTTAGATTTAAAAGTTACATCTGTGAAATTAAAATCGCTACTATCAGGATTTGAACTAGTAGCATTTGAATTTAAAATAGGAGTATCGTCAAGAAAAACATCTTTTAAACTTGCATTTTCATAAGCAGTTGTTCCTTTTACAAGACCTTCTTTAGAAGCAGAGGCAAAACCTTCTATTTCACCTTCAGAAATTAAATCTTGAACGGTAGCAAAAGCTCTGCTATGTAAAGTATCAGGAGCACGGTATGGAGGGGGTGGTGGCTTTGGACCACCTCCAGAACCTTTAATAATTTTAATTTCGTCTGTCATGCTTCTACCTGATTAGTGTCAACTGCTGCACTTATTACAACACTTCCTGTAATTATTTCACCATAAACTATTGGTATTGGAGTACCAGCCCTTGATGTATTCTGAACTCCACCGAAACTAAAAGATAATCTGGGATCTTCTTCTGAACTAAAATCTTGAGATTTGGGTAAAGGAAATAACATTTCACTAACTCCTGAGATAGCTAAACCAATTCCTAAATTCATTGCAAACTTACCCATAAAAGCACCAAACTTTCCTCCTCCAAAAGCTAATCCAGATTTAGAAAATAAAGCTCCGAAACCTCCTCCTGCAAAAATAGCACCTCCTATTAAAACTGCTCCTAACAATAACTTTCTTCCACCACCTCCTGCTCCAGCTATAACTGGTATAAAATGTATATCCTCCCTTCCAACAGGATAATCAATTTCATCTTTATCAATATCGTAATTACCTACTTTTACCTGATAATACTGTGGACTCATGTGTGCTTCCAAGTCAGGAAAATTATGTATTAAAAAACTTACAGCCTGTGCAACATTACTTACTTTTACTTCGAACTCTTTATGTCCGACAAATTCTGCCAATTTTCCATATAGTTTTATTTTACGAAGCATAGCGATACCTTTTACCAGTGCATTTTAACAACCACTCTGAATAGGGTTCCTTACAAGATAGTCTATCGGCTAAATGATGAATAACATCACCATCAAAAAATAATGCTACATGATTTAAAGTTGGATGCAAAATACTCATTAATAAAACATCTCCATTCTCTAACTTTTCATCTTTTCTAAGTTCTCTAAAACCTGTTCGCCAAGCACAACTTTCAAATAATGGATTACGTAAAAATTCTTCTGGAGTTGTTGGCCTTTCCCAATCTTTAAGAACAATATTCTTTTCTTCTTTATACCAATCTCGAACTAGACTCCAACAATCAGTAACACCCCAAACCCATTGACGACCCAAAATCGGTGCTTTATATCCTGACGGTTCTAAATATCCCCATTGTTCTGTTTTAGGATTAACAATATACCACGGAAGTCCACTATCCTCACAACTGATTTTATCTGCCTGACTTGCAATCGGAGGAGTAACAGGATGACTATGAACTACAGCAACGATCTCACCTGTCTTATCTGCTTTCACATAATCTTCTGGATCTAAAATAAAACATTGATGATCTGTTAATGCAAGATTACGACAAGGAAAATATCTTTTTTTGCCTTTAACATTTAGTAATAATCCAACAGCTTCTTTAGGATCTTGGTCTTTCGCATGAACCAATGCTTTATCTTTCCAACTCATTGAACAAACGTACCAATACTAGGGAACAGACTACGAGTTGCCTGACGACCTGGAATCCTTATACCTGCAAGATCAGTAGGTGCAGCCAGTTCAAACTCTACAACCTCTCTATTCTCTGCTGACTTTCTATCAACTCCATAAACTTCTCTAGGGAACTCTGCATTTGGATCTGGAGTACCAAATGGATTACCTGTAGTTGTGGTTGAGGAAGTTGTTGTTTGTTGAATCGTATTCGGATTATTCATAGTAATAGTATTTCCCATCGCATTACCATGAACAGTACAGTAATATCTTAAATCTGATGGAGCGTCTGGGTATGGAGGTTGAAAAGTTACAGAGCTACCAGCAGATCCTTGTGTTCCAGCAACCGTAACTCCTGTTGAATAGCTACTGCCAGAATATTGTTTAAATCTTAAAGGGTGGCCTGTATTTGAACTATGAGATTGATCAAAAATATAGGTTGAACCACGTTTCATTGTAATAACAGGATTATTAGTTCCATTTAAAGCAAAAACATTTACTCCTCCAACATTAACTACTGTTACTGTATAGGTTACAGTTTCAGCATCAGAAGGATCAGCTACCGTTTGAGTCGATGTAGTTGTTGTTGTGACATCAGCAAAATTAACATCATCAATAAACTTTGCAAGCGTTCTTATTCTTGTAACAGTAGCTCCAGTAAGATCATTACCTGCTGTAGTTTCATTAACGGACAAAAGAATAGCAGAAATAATTCCTGATCCTGGAATAATACCCGCATTACTAACTGTCATTTTTGGGCGGGGTAACTGTCCTTTTTGAAAAGCAAAACCTGTTACTTGTATAGGAAATCTCAAATAAGAATCACCTTTCCAAACTATTTCACCATTTGCATTAAGACTACTACCAGCATGAAAACGGAAAATATCATTCGATCCGTGTAAGGATGTAGATAGCTGCAATGTAAATAGTTCGATAATTGCGGAGGGATTTATAGACTGTAAATCACTAAATACTGCTGAATTAACTGACATTAGGATGCAGGTTCAAATACTTCTCTGAATGTAGCTTGAATTGTAGCTCTATTGTTATAAGGTATCGACTTACTCCAACTTTCGCAAACAAACTGTGATGAACTAGCTTCTCCAGGTGGTGTAAAAGTAAAGCTGGCACTATCATTTGCTCTTGCATCTAAAAAAGTTTCTATCGTATCTGATTCTGTTTCTGAGACATTAAAAGTAAAATTAAAGACTTTAGGATTTTGATGCTGTGCTAAACCTAACAAAATTCTGTGTTCATACCCATCAGCAAAACGAATAGTGCGTGTTAATGGTTGTGATTTTTTTCTCTGTCCGTATGTTGGGGTGATCGAAGGGAAGGTAGCCATTATGCAAGTAAACCTCCAGGACGTTTCTGCTGTATTAATTCAGATTGTACTGCAACTGAGATAAGACGACCAAGTTCTCTGCCACCTTGTTCATCTCCTTCAACAGAAGAACCAGAAGCATCCACGTTTACAACAATGCTTGTAGAACCACCAAGAGCATGATTGGGTGTAATCATACCTGATACTCCAGGTGTGAATAATTCTGGGCCACGTTCTCCAACAATAAATGCACCTCCTCTTCTAACAGGACCACCATCTGCTTTGAAAGGATTTGGTCCGCCAAGAAAATCACTTGCTTTGTTAATACCTAAATTACCTGCTCCAAAGCCAAGTCCACTACCTCCTAATCCTCCACCTAGACCTTGACCAAGAATACCAAGTAAACCTTTTTGAAATTGAGTTGCTGCCATTCTTGCTGCTGATTCAATAAAGAAATCTG